AAAGCATTTTGATTTAAGGTGTCACCAACTTGGAAATCGCCATTAAATCTTGAGTTGCCTGTAGAGGTAATCGCACCACTACTGATAGTACCTATATTTGTGAGGTTACGAGAGCTATCTATCACATCAGTTGTGCCAATCTCAAAGTTACCAGACGCATCAAAGCCACCATAATTAACAGGTGTGATGCCTGACCCTATGCCTTGAAATCTGATTGTGCCTTGTGCTGTGTTAGCTCTGGCTCTAATGTTAATACCAGTCTGCGATTGGGTAATGTCAGTAAAGCAGTTAGTCCCTTGATCGTCTTGCATCCTTAACAGTGCTGGATAGCCATTGCTTACTCCTGCTGTGGCAATCTTGATGCCAGTAAACTCTGTCAAGTAAATTGAGCCAGACTGTGTAGTGGCACTAATTAAATTGTCTAAATTAATGCCATCAACGACAATCTTATCTGCTGTAATGGTGTTTTCTACTGTTAAGTTACCTGAGATGTTCAGGGTTGTGCCATTCCATGACAATTTATCTTTTAAGGAAAACTGCCCTGTATTGTCGAAGTAAACTGCTGTGTTGGTGTTGTTGAATGTTCCTGTACCATGATACATCTTAGTCGCATCAAAACTGAAGCCACCGATAGATCCTTGCCCAATATCGACTGTAGTGATTGGTGCTGTGGTGACGTTAACATTTATTTCTGTAGTAGCTGATTCAATGCCTAACGTATTAATAGCAGATACTTTAGCTGTGTAACCTGTGTCAATAGTTATGCCATCGAGATAAAAAGTAGTTTCTTGTACCCTTCTGTCATACCTAGTTTTACCACCAGAATCAACGATCTGTACTCTAAACTCATAGCTTGGATATTTAGTTGAATCTGTCCAAGTGAGTTTGGCTGGCTCACCTGTAGTTGAGTTTTTGTTTGTGAAGGTTAAACCTGTAACAGGCTCTACTCTTTGCCCATCGACAGGATCATCAATGATACCAATACTCTCGTCTGGCGGTGTAACATAACCATAGATGTCAGATTGATACTCAATCGCAGTCACTTCGATATTCAAATCTGGGTTTATCACCATGTTAGTGATTCTGAATAGTTGACTAGATAGCCCCATATTCGAGCTAGTGATAGTAATTACTTCACCAACTTTAGCTTTGAGGACTTTCGGTGTTGCAACAAAAGAAACAGTTTTCTGGGATCTTGACCTTTTTAGTAATGCTTTAGCATGATTGTAAGCTATTCTTTGATTAGTACAGAAAGGTAACTGTATCCTTGTTTCTAATATTTCGTTGCCATCTTCTGTTAAGAAGTCATCACTAGTTTCACCTGTGTAGTAAGTTGTGTCGGTTCCGTAGCGTTTCTGGGCATTATAGAATTCAGCTTCAACCTTGTTGTATTTAGCTTCCTTGTTTTCTAGTGATAAGTTTAGACCAGAATCAAAAATATCATCTTCATCTAATGTTACAACCGAACTTTCAGCACCTTCGACCCTAATAGCATATTGTCCATTGCTATAAGTGAAAATACCTCGCATATTAGCGACAAGAGCTTTTGTATTTTCTAAGACAGATTCTTGTGTATCTATGACACCATGACAGTCGAATTTAACCTGTGTTTCTGTAAAAGTACAAGTCGTGTTAGTGGTAATAGCAGTATCGACAGCACCATCTTCAAACTTTAATTCTAAGAAAGGCACACCCGCACTACCCGAATCATCAAGCACACGATAATCTTTATCTACTAATCTTTTATTGTTGATGTATGTTGTTACGCCATCACTGACTGTGAATGTGCTTGCTACCTTAAATTTATTGTAATCTGCTTCATTAGCATTAGCTATTCGCACGATATCTGTTGAAGTGCTAGCTTGTTCTACTACGATACTGTTATGCGTAATGGTATCTGTAGATACGTCACAAGCGGTTGCTGCTGTCTGGAAAGATCCTAAATCGATATCGCCTGTAGTTTCTGTTGGGTCTAACCCCTTACCATAATCGTCATTAGTCATGTAATCTAACAAACACAAAGCTGGATTAGCTGAAAAAGCGTGTGTTGAGACATCATTAGATCGGTGTGTACCTGTGCCACCTGATATAGAGCCATCTGCTCTTGGGTCATAGAGTTTTTTACCATTAACAACAACTGAGACATTAGGCAGACCAGTAAACTGCCCTCTGATATCGTATTCGAAGTTGCAAGCGATATAGGCAATGTTGGTTAGTTTGTGATCTGTTGTAAAATTCTGTAAACAGCCAACTAGCATTGGGTCTGCTGCTTGTGTTGTTGAGCCAGTATGACAGTTGAAAACCATACGAGGTCTATCTGGGGGATTTGTCCCCGCTAAGATGTTACTTATCTCGGTTGATGTCGAACCAAAGAAATTACCACTGGCTTTTGTCCCACGACCCCCTGATGATGTAATTCTAGTTGTGCCATCAGATGCGACAAAACCATCACGATAAATCTGTACGTTGCTGATTGGGTTACCATCTATCTGTATGGTTTCGAGATCAAAACTATCGATCTCATGTCCCGCTATCGCATAAACAACGAACAATTCTTTTTGAAATTCTGACGTTCCCATATAGACAACTGTGCCTGCTACTCTACGTGTTCCGTAGATAACTGGCATACCATCGCCAGTACCAAACTTAGTTAATAAGATTTCTTGTCCAGTCTTTTTGAGTTCTTGTGTTTTGATGTGCGAATAAACGCCTGAAGCAACAAATAAAGTAAGCTGTACAGCAGGTCTCGACAAGAAATTAAATACAGCTCTACCAACAGTTACAAAGATATCGAAAACAGGATTGCCAGTACCGCCACCACCCGTAGGGACACCACTACCAAATATATTGTTAGTCAAATAACTTTTTAGCTTCGACCATTTATTAAACATTATCTATTCCACCTCACATCTTTGCTAGCTTGATGGGCAAACTCTAAACCTTTGTCAGTGCTTAATGAATTGCGTGTTATAAAATCTTCTTGCGATGCTTGGGTATATCTTCTACCTTTTTTGATATCCCAATTTTTGAAATGCGATGCTAATTCTATATTGACAGAAAAACCTGTTTTACTCTCATCTATGTTGCAAGCTGTGATTGTCCCTTTAAAAAATTCATAAGCATCAATGATGGTTTCATCGGTATCTAAGAAAGCCACAAAAACTGTAGCAGCTTTATTAATATAATTACCTGCGGTAAATATGTTTCTAACAGTAACAGACACATTGTTCAAACTTACATTAACATTGGTGTATTCCAAATTACCTGTTTCTTGCACAGCTTCAACACCTAAAAATTCACCGCCAGCTTGGTAGGTATCACTGCCAAAAGTTAGGTCTTTTACATGGTTGGTCGCTTTGATTGCTGTTGATGTTTCTAACTTTAGCAAATGCACAACCCTTATGCCCTCTGCTGCTATCTGTGTTTGTATGTTAGAACTTAAAGTCCTTGCCATTATAAGACCTCTCTAACATCGAATGATAAGGTAAAGAAGCCTGCTGCATCTGTTGAATATAACAGATCGTCTTGCATGAGAGCTACTCTAAATGATGGTTTGTTGACTGTGACTGCTGCATTATCTGATGCTGCTACTTGTAATGGTGGTTCAATAGTTATAGTAGCTTCACCACTACCATTGGAATTTGCATCGGCTGTGACCATATAAACTTTGTTATCACTTGCGAACTTAATTAGATCCCCAGCTTTTAATACACCTGTGGTTGAATTCGTAAAACCATCCATCGCAATAGAGTTAGAACCTAAAGCCACAGCACCATTAACTAGAATATCGGTTTGTCCTTTATCTGCACCTTGATTGTCTAATGGATATTCAAAGGTAAAAGTTTGAAAGCTGCCTTGTTGTTTCGTTAGAAAAGCATAGATTGACATAAAATCAGATTGCTGTAAGGGTGGCATTTGTACGCTGAAGCTAAAATATTGAGCTGCAAACTGCTTAACTGACCTTTTACCACTTAGGGTATAGGCTGTCGTATTTGGTCTGTTAGAAGCGAAATTAAAAACTCTCGGCTTAGTTGTTGTTGGAAATGCACCTGCCATTATATTAGACCTACCTTACCTTTTTGGTTCATTGCTTGAGATATCATAGCAACTATTTGATTTTTTCTAGCTGTCAACATTTCATCGAAACCACTTGCATCTGTGGCTTGAATTGAGAAATTAACATTAACTGCTTGTTGTGCTACTTGTTGTCCTTTGTGATGATCTATCACTGTTTCGTTAGGGTGCAAGATAGCAGGGAAACCACCTTTACCATCAAGACCGCCTGTTCTATTGCCGAACCCTGTAAAGCCACCACCTTCAAATGGAAAAGCCCCTTGCATTGCTGGTGGTGTTGGTGTGTTTGCTGACACTGGGCTAGCGAAATTACTAAACATACTAAAAGTTCCGTCACCAAACATATTAAATAATGGTGCAATAACACGCTGTCTTATCGCTAATCGAACCATGTCAGCAATCAATGCATTGACGAACCCTTTGAAGTCTAGTTCGCCTTTCATGACAAAATTAGTAAGTGCATCTTCAGCACCCTTAAAGGCATTGACTGTTGCATTTTGAAATGCTTTTATCTGTTCTTCTTCATCATTAAGTTGTGATTCAAAAACTTCTAAGGGT